GTATACAAAATATACAGATAAAGCTTTAAATGGTGGTATGCACATTTATGACTGGGAATTAAATAACTCAAAAATATTCCATGACGCTCAAAGACGTTTATGGGTTGTAGAAAATGTTAACAATATCTCATAGAGGCAATTTAAATGGTCCAGTACCTGAATTGGAAAATAATCCAGACCATATACAACTGGTACTTAAAAAACATCACGTTGAAGTAGATGTGTGGATGGTACACGGTGAGTGGTTATATTTGGGGCACAATGAACCGCAGTATATAATAGAACCTGAATTTTTTAAACATCCTAGACTTTGGTGTCATGCTAAAAACATTGAAGCATTTGAATGGCTATTAAAGAAAAAAATTAAATGTTTTTTCCATAATATTGATGACTATACTTTGACTAGTAATGGTTATATATGGACTTTTCCAGATAAGCCTATTGTAAAAAAATCTATTATAGTAGATAAAAATAAAGATTGGAAAAATAAAAACTATAATTGTTACGGTGTTTGTGTTGATTATGTATAGGAAATAATATACAATAGGGGTATGATTATTAACGATATCCCAGTTTACGACGGCTTATTAATTCATAAACGTTTTGCATATAATTATTTTAGAAAGAAAACTTTACCTATTGGTAACATAGTGGCGTTTAGAGCTCCAATGAATGTGCAAGCAGAAGGTATGATTGATAGTGAAGATGTATTGCAAAATGATTATATCTATAGTGATGATGCAATTAACTTTTGTTGGGAAATACCTAACTTAGACCCATTCGGTGCAGTTGCTTATCAAAGACTTTTTAATACTCAAATTGCAATGTTTTTGGCCAATCGTTATTTAAAGAAGCCTATTGAAATTGATGGTGATGATTTTATGGTGCACGATGAGTTTGAAGGCAGTGATGGATCCTTACAAAAAGTTGGTAAGTGTAGTGTAAGTATTACATATTCAAAAGATAATGTAGCAATTGGTCACACAGGTATTAATATTAATGCAGGTCGTAAAGCTCCTTCTTTTGCTTATAGTACTAAGCTTACAGACGAACAAGTAAATGCTTTTATGAAAGACGTTATTGATTTATTTTATAATTTAAATGATGATATCTTTATTGCAACTACAAAGGTTATAACATAAGAAAGAACCATTAATGTTAACCCTCACAAATAATAAATTAAACCCGTTACCATACTGGGATAAACCTATAAGTTACACTTCACCAACCGGTAAAGAAATAGATTTATATGATCAAAATGGTTATGATTTAACTTTATTGGAAAGGATGTATGCAGAAGCCAATAATGTAAAAGTACAAGACCATAGAGCAAATAAACATACTATTAAATGTAATTGGTTTGAACAAGAATATAAAACTACTGGAGCATTATTTAACCATAGTTTGTTGCTTGAGCGTAAAGGCTATAGCGGAGAAGCCCGTGAACAATTAACTAAATGGGCTAAAGATATAAATTTATTTTATAAGCTTTTAGCTATTAGACCTAAATGGGGATTAGATTTTAGTATGGACTATGTAGATGATGAAGGTAATGTAATTGAAGTACTACACTGGGAATACGATGGGTTTGAATACAATGAAATACAAGACATAAAATTGAAAAATGAACAGAGGCTTCTTAAAATAGATTGGGATAATGCGGGTAAACTTATACTTGCTCAAAAAGATAAATGGTATAATTTAGATTTCTTTGGTCAATCAGCATGGAAATGTGATTATTTTGGTATTGAAAGAGAACGTTATAAAATGGTAGCCTGGTAAATGTCTATATTTGATTATTTAAATACCTTATTGTATAGTAAGAATAAAATAGAATTGAACTGTGATGATGAATCACAGTTTAGTATTTTTATGGTTAATAGATGGTCTTCTTTTTATTCTAAAGAAGTAGCCAATTATATAAACTTAACTACTAATACATACGCTAACTTGTTTAATAATAAACAAGAACAGTATAATTTTGTTTATAATGTAATACCTAAGATGAAATACAAACGTTTAGATTATATTAAAAAAGTTAAAAAGGAAGATACAAAAGAAGATAAACCTTTGATTCCAGAATTTATGAGTCAAAGAGAGTACATCCGTAACGTTGAATTAGAGAAACTACTGTCTAAATAAAAAATATGGCACAAGTATCAATTGATAAATTAGCAACAAAAAGAAGTTTAATAGACTTAGATAGTTACGGTAAAGGCAATTTCGGTCTTGGTGATGATTTTGTATTGTCAAAAATATTTGACGATATTCTTTTAGTAGAATTTATTGATGAAGTTAATGATAATTCTGGCGATGCTATTAAAAGAAATGGTATTTTTGTACCAACCAATGCTTTAATTAAGGCTTGGAGAAAAGCGCAAGTAGTTTTAATTGGACCAAGTGTTACACAATGTAAAGTTGGAGATATAGTAATATTTCCAAATGATAAAGGAGCTTCAGTGTCAAATATAGAAGTAGATGGTCATGGCAAGTTAAAGAAGGGTGTATTTTTAAATGAGCTTAGAATTTTTGGTGTATGTAGAAAAGTTAAAAGCGAATCAGTAGCTGAAAACGTAGAATTAATAAATGAAGATAGCATTATCCAACCTGAAAAATCTGCTAAGTCAAAACGTGTGTGAAGTAGTTTTTGCTAGACGTAGACCTAAAGCAGGTAAGCCACCTGCAAGACGTATGCTCTGTACACTAGATGATACTATTTTAAATAGTACAAATGGACGTTTATCTCTTAATTATAGACCACCTGGTGGCCCACCTGCTTATAACCCTGAAAGTAAAAATTTATTACTTGCTTGGGACATATTTATGCAAGATTGGAGAATGATAAGTATGGATAATTGTGATTTAGTAAATACTATCCCACAAGATCAATTTTGGAATTATTTTAACAATACACTTTTAAAAATGTCAGCTCAACAAAAAATGGCATACATGGATTCATGATTGAAAAAACTGAAAAAATGATTAATAATTTCCTTCAGAGGAATATAGTTTTTTTCATTAATAGTGAAAAACCAATGAAAACTGGAAAGCTTCTTATTTTTAAATTTAAAGACTTTTATTTTAATTTTATAATTAAAACTGATAACGTAACAAAAACTTTTGAAATTCCGTACCCTTTTAAAGTAGAACAAGGTCCTAACTGTCTAAAGTTTTCGTACACTATAGAAGACTTTTCTCAAAAAAATTTAGATCTGTTAGTAAAAGCAAAATTACTTAAACCAAAAAAAAGAAATAAATTATACAACACAACAGTTGTTTTAAGTGCACTTAACTAATATAATTAGGGGTGTATAGTAGATATTTAACTAAATTTCCAGATGGCTACAATCCAAGTAGTCAGCAAATTGACCTTATTAAGCGGATAGAGGATGCTTATGCAAAAGGTTATAAATACGTAATATGCTGTGCCCCTACAGGTTCAGGTAAAAGTTTTATATCAAAAACTTTAGGCAATGTATCTAATAAATGTAGTGAAGAATTTAAACGATTAATAACATCATATGATGCGTTTAAGCAAGATTATATGGGTAATCATACCCATGAAATAGATTGTATTAAAGAGCCTAGCCATGGCACCTTTGCACTTACTATTACTAAATCATTGCAAGATCAGTATAAACAACTATTTGATGATTCATCGACCCTCAAAGGTAAAAGCAATTACCAGTGTGAGGTTAATACTGACGTTGACGTTGAAAATGCACCTTGTCTCCTATTGCCAAAGTTAAAAGAAGAATGTTGGTCAGTTAATAAATGTCCATATTATAATGCAAGAAATAGATCTTTAACTGATCAATTTAGTATTTTAAACTATAAAATGTTCTTATCATTACCAGGCCATGTTAAGCGTAAAAACTTTATAGTTTGTGACGAAGCATCAGAACTTGAAGAGGAATTAGTAAAACATTTTTCAGTATTTGTTGATCCAGAAAAGTTTAAATTGCTTGGCATTAAAGTTCCGTTATTATATTCAGAAGATATGCAACATGTACGTACTTGGCTTACATCATTAATGATAACATTGAGTGAGCATATAGATGCTTTAACTCAAAAGCATAGTAATAAAAACACTACATTGAATATTAATGATAAAATAAAATTAAATTATTTTAAAAATTTTCACCGTACGTTAAATCTTATAGATGAAACTTGGGATAAATGTGAATACATAATCCAGCGTGAAAAAAGTACAGTTAGAGTTACCCCTTTACGGGTAGACGTTTTATCAAAGTATATATTTGATTACGCTGAAAATGTATTATTAATGTCAGCTACTATAGTTGATCATAAAACTTTTGCAAAGAGTTTAGGTATTGATAATTACAAATATATTGAAGTTGAAAGTACATTTGATAGTAAAAAGGCTCCAATTTATGTTTCTAATGTAGGTAGACTTAGTAAACAAAACATTGATAAAAATATGCCTAGAATTGCAAAAATTATTAAAGATATTTGTTTATCTCACGGTAATGAAAAAGGTATTATACATACTCATACATTAGATATAACTAAGCAGCTTCAAAAGTATTTAAAAGATGAAAGATTTTTATTTAGAGATGCTGATTCCAAGAATGATAATATTTTATCAAAGCATTTTAAGTCTAAAGAACCTACTGTTATAGTTAGCCCTTCAATGACGTTTGGTGTAGACTTAAGAGATAATTTAGCTAGATTTCAAATAATAGTTAAAGCTGCTTATTTACCTTTAGGTGATAATAGAATTAAACGTTTATTTGATGAAGATAAGGTTTGGTATACCGATAAAATGCTTATTAACTTAGTGCAGGCTTGTGGTAGAGGTATCAGAAGCAAAGATGACTTTTGTGTTACCTATATAATAGATCAATCAATTACAGACGCAGTTATTGCTAATAGAGCTAAATTACCAAAGTACTTTGTAGATAGATTTGCATAAATATTAACGTGCAGTCATTTAAACAACACGTGATAGAAGAAGGTAAATTTGGTAACATACTAAAGGCTGCTACGTTAGCTACTATGGTAGGTTCATCAGCACCTGGTATGCCTACTAACAACCCGGTAAATAGTTCATCAGTTCATCAAACCGTTCATAACTCATCAAGTTCAAAATTGAATAGTGATACTATTTTTAAACAATTGGTAAAACATGAAGGTTATAAAAAACATATATACAAAGACACAAAAGGAATACCTACTATTGGTGTTGGTTTTAATTTAAATGATAAAAATAATCAGCGTATACTTGCAAAATATGGTATATCAAATCATGAATTGCATAACGGTTTATCTGATTTAGAAATTAGACAACTATATAACGATACAGTACAAATAGCAATTAAAAACGCTAAACACTTTGCACCTGGATTTGACTCTCTACCTCCAAATGTACAATTAGCATTAATAGATTTATCTTTTAATTTAGGACCTAATAAATTAGCTCAGTTTAAAAATTTACAACAAGCTATAATTAAAAAAGATTTTAATGCAGCTGCAGCTGCTTTAAAACATAGTAATTGGTATAATCAAGTAGGTAATAGAGGAATAGATTTAATAAACCAAATTAAGAGCGCTTCTTAAATTTTTTACTAATTTTTCTTAACCTATCACCTTTCATATCTTTTGGTACCTGCATTAAGGTCACTTGCATTTTAGTATTTGTATCACCCCAAAATCCACTTGCAGCGTCTGTTGTACCACTACTTTGATTTGTACCGTTAAACACATTATTCATGTGCCCGTGGTCTGTAGATCTTTTTGCCGTTATACGACGTTTTGAGTCAAATGGAACGTACCTATCTTCTTTAACTACTTTTTTTTTGATAGACCTTTATATCTATCACCTATCTTATTAACGTAAGGGTTTTTCTTCATCCCACCACCTTCAATTTTATCAGCAGTTTTTTTACTCATTTTTACAGGTACTTTTTTACCACCTACCATTGCAGTTTTTTCACCACGTTCAGCAGCGTCTGCGACTTTCTTTATAAATTCATTACCATCCTCTTCATACTTACGAGCTTCTTTTAATATACTATTTACTATTTCGTCAAATTTCATATTATTATATAAGTTATTTAATATCTTATCCTTTATACTTAACACCCTTTTTAACCATTTTCATTTTCTTTTTCATGGTTGGTTTAGTTTTTTTCATTTGCTTCATTTTAGATTCATTTAATATTTCTTCGACTAATAGATTGAACTTCATATTATTATTTATATAATCAGGTATGTTAAAAAGTAAAAAAGTTACATGTGTAGTTACAGGCAAAACTACTGCTTACGCTGGAGAGTACCTTCAAAAGAAAATAGAAGAATATGGTAATGAAGCTAATTTAGATAAGTTTTATATATGCAAAGAGGTAAGAGCGTTACTAAAAAAAGGTTATAAAGTTAGCGATATACGTAAGATATTAGACGTACCTGCAGATGTAGACCCGTTACCAGTAGATATAGTTAATGAAATAGAAAAAGATTATCAAAAAACTTCATTTAAAGTAAATGATACTAACAGTCAATCACTTAGTACAATAACAGATTTAACTTATGATAAGTCAGATGAAGACGTTGAATCTTTCATTAATGCATATATAATCAAAAAGTTATGATCGACATTGAAACAGTTAATAAACCGATTGATTACGAGCAATATAATTTTGTAAGTAATATTAAAGAATATCCTATATTATTTTTAGGTTTTGTAATTAAAAATCAATACGATAATTTAAGAGTTAATTTACAAGAAAGTTATAATCCAATCAATCTCTTGCATTTTAGTAAAGATAAACAATCAGTAACAGCTTTAAAAGGTATAAAATTAATACCTAATAGTAATGTTAAAAAAATTTACAATGCTATAAAAATGCAAGAGCAGTTAGTTATGAATTTAATAGTGTATGAAAATTTATTAAATCAGTACGGGTTTGCATGCAAAGAGACATACGGGCTTTACGCTCCTGGTATGTACCCAATTGATTTTTATAATCTAAAATCTATATGCGATAACGATTTTAATAACGATAAAAAAATATTTCAGCATCTTCTTGGGTTAGACGATAAAATATTTGATTTTCAAAAATTTTCTTCCTTGAAGTTGTTTATACTCACTGTATAATACTTGGACGGAACTTAAATATTATACCGTGTATGACTACAAAAAATAAAAGAAAAATATGATCTTCGACGAACAAATATCCCGTAAGCCTAATTTATATCCTTGGACTGAAGATTTTATTGAATCTATGCATAATGGTTTTTGGACTCATAAAGAGTTTAGTTTTAAATCAGATGTACAACAATTTAAAGTAAAACTTACAGATCAAGAAAGAGAAATTATTGTACGTTGTTTATCAGCTATTGGGCAAATAGAAGTAGCTGTAAAAACGTTTTGGGCTAAACTTGGTGATAATTTACCGCATCCTGCTTTACAAGATTTAGGTTATGTGATGGCTAATACAGAAGTTATTCATAATAATGCATATGAAAGACTAATAACTGTTCTAGGTTTAGAAGATGTATTTGAAGAAAATTTAAAACTAGAATGGATACAAGGTCGTGTAAAATATTTAAAAAAATATACGCATCGTCATTTTAAGGATAAAAATAAACAGTACTTGTATGCTATTATTTTATTTACTTTATTAGTAGAAAACGTTTCATTAATGAGCCAGTTTTATATTATTAATTGGTTTGCTAGAAATAAAAACGTTTTAAAAGATACTGATCAGCAAGTTAAATATACACGCAATGAAGAACGTATTCATGGTTTAATTGGTATAAAAATTATTAATACTATTAGGAATGAATACCCAGACTTGTTTGATGATGAACTTAAAGATAGAATTTTATCAGAGGCTAAAGAAGCTTTTGAATGTGAAGCTAAAATAATTGATTGGATGGCAAATGGTATACAAGAGCAAGGTTTGTCTGCCCACGTTCTTAAAGAACTTATTAAGGATCGTATAAACGATTCATTAACTAGTATTGGTTATCCTACTATATTTGAAGTAGATAATCAAGCAATGAAAGACGCTTCATGGTTTAATGAAGAGTTATTAGGTAATAATATGACGGACTTTTTTCATTCCCGTCCGGTTGAGTATTCTAAAAAGTCGCAAAGTTTTTCAGAAGACGACTTATTCTAAACAATTTTTAAAATGGATAACAAAAACATATACTGGCTAAATAGCGACTCTAGAAAATTTCTTGAAAGAGGATATCTGTTAGAAGGCGAAACTGCAGAAGTGCGTATTAAAGATATAGCCCATAAAGCAGAACAATATCTTAAGAAAAAAGGTTTTGCGGATAAATTTGAAGATTATATGCATAAAGGGTTCTACTCTTTATCATCCCCTATATGGTCTAACTTTGGTCGTAACCGTGGTTTACCTATATCTTGTTTTGGTTCTTATGTAGATGATGATATGGACGATATTTTATATAAAATATCTGAAATAGGTACTATGTCAAAAGCTGGTGGTGGTACATCTGCTTATTTTGGAGCAATACGTCCAAGAGGAGCACCTATATCATCTGGTGGTGAATCATCTGGAATACATCACCAGTTAGTGGTGTTTGAATCGTTAACAGATTATATTTCTCAAGGTAATGTTCGTAGAGGTTCTTTTGCTGCTTACTTACCTATTGATCATAAAGATATAGAAGAGTTTTTAAAAATTAGAAGTGATGGGGATGATATTCAAAATCTATCTATCGGGGTATGTGTTACTGATAAGTGGTTGGAATCAATGATTGGTGGCGATAAAGAAAAACGTCGTATATGGGGTTTAATAATTAAAAAGCGTTTTGAGTCTGGTTATCCTTATATATTTTTTACTGATAATGTAAATAGACAAGCACCAAAAGTTTATAAGGATAAAGGTATTAAAATTCATCAAAGTAATCTTTGTACAGAAATTATGCTTTCTAATAGCCCAGAAGAATCATTTGTATGTGATTTATCTTCTATAAACTTAGAACAATGGGGTAATTGGAAAGACACTGATGCTGTTGAGACATTAGTTTACTTTTTGGATGCAGTAATGACTGAATTTATTAATAAAACCGAAAAAATGAAGTTTATGGCACATCCAAGAACTTTTGCAATTAATCAACGTGCCCTTGGTATTGGCGCATTAGGTTGGCATACTTATCTTCAATCTAAAATGATTAGTTTTGAATCTATGGAAGCTAAATTTCTTAATACTCAAATATGGAAAACTATTAGGAATCAAGCAGATCTTGCAACTGAAAAATTAGCTAAAGAATATGGTGAACCTCCTTTATTAAAAGGTTACGGTCGCCGTAATGTAACTACATTAGCAGTTGCTCCTACAACTTCAAGTTCTTTTATATTAGGCCAAGCATCTCCTTCTATTGAACCTCTTAACTCTAATTACTTTGTTAAAGATTTAGCTAAAGGCAAATTTACATATAAGAACCCATACCTTCAAACTTTATTAGAAACGAAGAAAAAGAATAATGAAACTGTATGGAAATCTATTTTAGTTAAAGGTGGTTCTGTACAGCACTTAGAGTTTTTAACAGCTGAAGAAAAGAGCGTATTCAAAACTTTTGGTGAAATAAGTCAAAAGGAAGTAATTATACAAGCTGCAGCTAGACAAAAATACATTGATCAAGGTCAATCGTTAAACCTAATGATACCACCAGATACTAAGCCTAAAGATGTAAATGAGCTATTAGTATTT